GAAGGTTTCGTTCCAGTCTGTGCCGCCCAGCTCCCACTCGGCACGCTCACGGGTCATGACTCGGGCATCGATTGCGGCGGTGTATGCGGCCACCTCGTCTTTGGGGTTGATGCTGCCCATGCTGTCGCCAGGCCAGGCAGCGCGGGTGTAGGCCCAGCGCAGCAGGGGGTCGGCAAAAAAGCCGGGGGCTTTGATGCGGCCCAGGTAAACAGCTTCGGCCATCCAGGTTTCGACAACGGGCTGGCACAGGCTGAGCGCCGTCCAGGCGCGTTCGACGCGGAAGTGAATCCAAGCGTCCAGCAGTGCGGCTTTGCTTGCGCTGTAGCTGCTGTTGAACTGCTTCAGCAACAGCTCACGCGGGATGCCCAGGCCCATGCCGATGAGGCCCACCAGCATGTGGATGAAGCCTTCTGCGTTGGGGTTGGGGCGCTTGGGGTCGGCAAAGTTGGCTTTGACACCGGGCGGCATGTCAACCACGGCACCCATGCCCAAGCCAATTTCGCCGTCGTCGTCAATGCCGTTCAGATTGGGATGCAGATCGGAATCGCCCGATGCCGCTTGCGATGCACCGGCTGAATCGCCCAGGGGGTTGGACTGCTGCGGCCGGTCTGACTCGTAAAAAACAGTGAAAAACGAGTTGAGTACCGCTGCGGTGATCTCGGACTCGGTAAACCGACCGATCTGTTTGATGAGGTCGACCACCGGGGCCAGGTAAGGCACGCCTCGTGGTTGGTCGGGCCGCTGTTTTTGGTAGTGGTGCAGCAGGTGCCGCCGCCCCGTACTGCCCACAAATGGCGTCCACTCGCCCTTGTAGCGGCTTCCTCGCCAAGTGGTGGCGCCAGGGTGTGAGTCGTAAACGTAGGCGGCAGTGGGGCGACCGTTGTCGAATTTGATGCCGCCTGACACGGTGTCGCTGTCGGCACTGCCCATGGGGTTGCCCACGCGGTCTGCCTCGATCACCTGCAGGCGCAGGCCATAGGGCTGCATGCGTGTGCGCTCGGCCATGGGCATGAGCGTGAAGCAATCACCGCTGGTCTTTGCGCTGCGTTTGACCAGAGCCTGGATTTCGTAAAAATTTTGTTCGCCAGCCCAGTCGCACTGAGTGCTGTCGGCCCATAGGCTGAACTCGGCTTGCGTGTGGGCCTTCCATGCCTGAGCCTGGTCTTCAGACCACCCCAGCACACCGCGGTGCGGCGCAGATACAAAAGCCAGGCCGGTGCCCACCACACGTTCCACGTCGGTGTTGATAGCTCCGGCCGCAATGGCATTGGTGCGGTACAGCTCGCGGCTGGCGGCGCGTTGAGTGGCCAGGCCTTTGAGTGTGTCGCCTTTGGCGTCGCGCGAAAATGGCTTCCACCAGCGGGTGCCTGCACCGCTGCCGCCGGTGCTGCCACCAGGACCTGGGGTGCCTGCGCTCATGCCCACCATGGCGTCGACTTGCAGGCGTGCACGTGCCCGGCCTGCAACGAATTTGGGTGCCATGGGCAACAGGGCACGGTCAAACAGGCTGAGTTTCATGGGTGCAGGTCAGCCCAGTGGGCGCAGGTAGCTGATGCGGCGGCGGCGCGCACGGTTGGGGTTGTCGGGGTGTTCGGCAAGCTGCAATTCGAGGTACTTGATGCCGTCGCGAATTTCAGCCAGGTTGGCGTTGGCCAGGCGGCGGGAGGTGCCGCCCTGCCCCATGGCGTATTCCTGCGCTTTCAATGCCTTGGCTTCGGCGGACAGGTAGTTGGCTTTGCGTTCAAGCAACTCGGCGTAGGTGCTCATGCTTGCGCGCCCTTTTTGACCATGTCGGCCACGGCGCGGTCAAACTCAACGCCGAAGCGCTCGCGTGCCACTTGCTGCACAGTGCCAGCAAAGTCAAGCCGTGGGCTGTAGCTGGGGGCCTTGTTGGCAAACACGAACAGCATGCGCAGCCGCTTGCCTTCACGACGCCAGATGCCTTCGGCCCGATTGCCGCCGTTGGGCTTGCCTGCAAACAGGTCGTTTGCCAACTTGCGGCCACGGCCTGCACGCTGGCCTTTGGCACCCACCCCGCCACGGATGTTTTTGAGCGCCGACAAAATGGTGCGCACCTGTGCGCCGCTGACGTTTCCGTTTGCATCAAGCGTTGCGCCGGTGCCGGGCACCGCGAACTGACCGCCGCGCAAAATGCCCTGATAGCGCAGAGCAGATTCCATGCCTTTGCGGCCACGCGAGCCGCCATCAACTTCTGGTAGCAGGTACTTTTCTTGGGGTACGCCTGCTGACATGTCTTTGACCATGATGCGGGCGCTAAGCGTTGCAGTGGTAGACGGCTCCACCCTGAGCGAGTTGAGCGTGTACGCCGTTGGGCTATCGAAGGCTTTGCGCATTGCATCCGGCAGCACTTTGGTGGCAGCGTGCTTTGCCACGCGAGTGAGTGCAGTGGATGCTGCATAGGGGATGACGCGTCGCGGCACATTGGGGATGGCTGCGATGACATCGGCCAGGTTGCCAGATGTCTTTCGGACGGTAAGCATGTGTTTTCGGAGGCCCCAAAAGCAGAGCCCCGGCACCTTTCGGTGGCCGGGGCTCAAGTTCACAACAGTGGGTTGTGGTTTGTCAGTTTTTCGGTAGGCGCAATTTCTAGACCTACCTGAATTGGGGCCAATTTTGGGCCAAAGTGTCACATGGTTTCAAGCGGTTTTTTGTCACCTCTGGAGGTGACAAAAAACCGCTTGACATAGTGCTGTGTTTTATAGCAAGTCGCATGCTGATCGCATGCGCTTGAACTTCGCCATATCTTCGGCTGCAGCTGAAAGCATGTCGATGGTCAGCTCTTTCCCCAAGTTGTTGCGCTCTGTCATGAAGACCATGTAGGCCTCAATGGTGTTGGTGATGCTTTTGTCGAGGGAGGCTTTGGCGGGATTGAGGCAAGCGGGCATGACCAGCGCAGATGCTTCTCGCTTGAGATTCTGCATGGCCGTTACTGGGGCAGTCAGGGCAATTCGGGATGTAACGCCTGCAACCCGCGCGGCATCTTCCCAGCGGGAAACGAATTCATCCACGGTTTTGAGGGCTTGCTTCAAGGCCTCCTGCTTTTGCTGTGCCCTGTAAGCGTTGTACTTCCATGCGCCGCCCGCAATGGCAGCCAGCACAACAAAAACCATTACAAATGAAATCCCACGGATTTGCTGCTTCATCTTCAACGTCCTCCCTGCCCACATTTTTGCATCATTTGAGGTGAGGCAAGCTCTCGCCAGCAGCCCGCTCTTCGGCCTCAAGCTGCTTGGCTGCAATGATGACGCGCCTGCCGAATGTGTGCCGTAGCCGATAAAAGTGCTGTCGGCTGATACCCAAGTAGTCGGCCACGGTTTTGATGTTGCGCACACGGTCTACGTAGAACATCAGGAACACCTGGGTGTCCTTTTCATCGCGGGGTTGTGCGTTGATGGCGCGGTTGAGCGCGGCCATTTGAGCGCTACAGGCGGCGTCGGGGGCGGGTCTGCTGGGGCGTGTAGCGCCACGCAGTTTGCCCAGAATGTTGCCGCCACCAGCCGGTGGCACGAAATAGCGGCGTGTGGCGCGCCAGGCGGCCCAGGCCTCAAACAGTTCGTGTGCATCTTGGTCGCCAGCTTCCAGGTCAAGTAGGTTGTCTTCGTCGACTGTGGCTGGTGCGGCAGCTGCCAGGTGCAGGCCGTTGGCATTGGTGTCATGTGGCGTGGCTGGGTTTGTCATGGTCGGTATCCTCGTTTGAGCATGCGGGGTTTGGTGCGGATGGGCGGTGACTGGGTAGGCAATGGCATGGGCTTGAGATGCGGTGCAGTGGGCAGTGCCTGGGGTGCGGGTGGTGGCGCAATGGGGGCAGGCTGCGGGTCGGGTGCTTCCTTTGGCTGTGGTTGCGGTGGTGGTGTATGCGTTTGCACGGTGTCGGCGTTGGGCCGTGATGGCATCAGCTTGTCGGTTGGTTGTCCTGCGCGGGCTTGCATTTCGCGTTGCATGAGTTGCAGGGCGATGTCGCTGGTGTTTGCCTCATGGGGTGCGGCAGTGTGTGCGGCTGGCAGGGTGTCGGCTGGCGTGGGCGCTGGCAGTGCAACAGGTTCCAGCACGGGCTGGGGTGCAAACAAATCGAGGTTGGGCGGTATGAGTTTGGTACGCCAATGCCGCCAATCGAGTGCGCTGAGCTTGTGCAGGCCCAGTTTGTAGGCAATGGCCAGGTTGTAAACGGACAAGTCGGTGGCTTCGTTGCGCACGCCGGGTGGGTTGTGCCAGCGACGCTGGGCACGGCCGTTGCGGTAGGCGGTGCTGACGCGTTCTGCCACCAACTGGTCGAACCATTCGGGATCGATGCCGGTTGGGAAGTGCATGGCGCCGGGCCCGTCGGTCAGTTTCATGCGGTCGAGCAGTAAGTAGTCTTTGGCCACGTCGGTACCGACGGCCCACAGCTCTACGCCGCCGGGGGTTTTGATGCCGCCCCAGTCGATGTCAACGCGGGTGGGGCTGCTGCTGATGATGGGGCGGTTGGGGCGGTTGGAGCCGTGCAGCACCACGCAGTGCAGGCCGGTGCGGACGCTGCCGTAGTTGTACACGTCTTGGGTGTTGCCCCCACCGGCATCGATGCCGTAAGCGCTGATAACCAGGGCGCGCCCACTGGCGTGCAGCAGTGGGGTGCGGCGGAGCAGGTCGATAGCATCCCACGGGCTGCCGGGTTGGCCGATTGGCACGGAGGGCGAGCCCCAGGCTTTGCCGTAGTCAATGACCCAGTGTTCCATGCCTGGACCCCAGGCCTCGATTTGGTATTCGAGGCGGGTGGTTTGGGTGTCAACCGACATGGTGACAAACAGGGCGGGGTCGGGTACGACGCGCAGGGGGTAGTTTTCGGCACGGGCACGCAGCTTGTCAGCAGTGGTGGTGGCTTCGGTGTTGTCGTAGCTCAGGCCCAGGCGGGTGTTGTAGAACACGCGCATGGCCTCGTGATCACCGCGTGCCAGGCGGTCTTTGGCACGGGCGTATTGCCTCGCGAGCGAGAGCCAGGTGATGGCCCCAACGGGCATGTAGAACGCTGACAGGGTGACGCTGATGGTTTCGCCGTCGCCAACGGCTGTGGCTACCCATCGGGCCTGACCGCCAGCGTCCTGGTCGGGCAGCATGGTGGTTTTGTGGTGTTCGTCGATCTCCGCGCCGCACTCGGGGCAGACAAACCATGCGCGGTCCATGTAGCCGGTGTCGGGGTCGCGCTGGAAGTGGAAGTTGTCCAGCTCAAGTTCATGCAGGTGGCCGCAATGTGGGCACGGCACGTGGTAGTGCTCGCGTGTGCCCATCTCGAACAGTTCGTCGATTTTCGAGAAGCCCAACTGCGAGGGGCTGGACGTGTAGAAGAACTTGGCATCGTTGGCGAACTGGGTGGCGCGGGCTTCGGCCAGCTCGACAGGGTCGCCTTCGTCATCGACGTTGCGTTCCAGCCGGTCGATTTCATCGACGTAGATGTATGGTGCAGACACCTCTGCCAGGTTGGCGGCCGACCCGGCGGTGTTCATGTAGAGGGTGGCATCGCCCAGGAAGTCTTTGGCCTGCACGGTGTTGCGCGCATCACGGCTTTTGCTGGCCGACACGCGGTCACGCAGCTCGGGCGTGTTGCGGATCATGGTGGCCACCCGGGCGCTGAAGCGTTTGACCAGGGTGTCGGTGGGCTCCAGCGCGAGGATATTTCGCGGCTTGCGGTGGATGATGGAGCCGATCCAGTTCAAGGCCGTCTGGGTCTTGAACATCTGCGAGGCGACGCGTGCCACCACGCGCTTGCACGGATGCGATGGGGAGAGCACCTGGTGGACGCGGCGGGCGGGGAACGAGTGGTCGAACCGGAACTTGCCGGGCTTCGCACCGCTCTTGGGCAGCACAACGAACTCTTCTGCCCACTCATCCACACGCAGCTCGGGGTCGGGCCGCGCGGCTTCCATCGCTGTAAGCAAAACGGCTTGGTAGCCGTCGGCCAGGTTCACGACGTTGTGCCTTCCATGGGGGGCAGCAGGCGTTGCATCCGATCTTCAAAGCTGGTGAGCGCACGGCGCACTTCGTCGCTGATCACGTGCTCGATCTGGCGGGCATCGCCCAGGCCAATGCACCGTGGTGCTGCGTTCGGTCCAACGGCTTGAACGGCGTCGCGGAAGGCGCGGATCACATCGAACACGCCACGTTC